TTCAAATTCGCAGACGAAGCACAGGTCAATCGTATGATCGAAGAATGTAATAACTTCGATTACATCTTTATCAACTCACTTCCTGCCATTGGTAATGGCCGTGGAGCAGGTGCAGGTGATGCAGCAATTGACAACTGGATCAAAGCGCTTAAGGCTTTCAAGAAGCCAGTGATCCTGATTCAACACGACCATACGATCTATTCGATCAAACGTAATGCTGCTCTCAATGAAGCAATCGAAGCCGCTTCGTTGATCTTCGCTCATTCTCGCACAAATGACTTTTCAAACTATGTCAAAGAACATAGTGGTGGATCATCACTGATGTCATTTTTCGGTGAAGATGAAAAGCCTGCAAAAAAGATTCTCAACTTCCAGCCAGGACTTGACTTTGACTTGAATCGTTCTAAGTACTGGAAAGACATCAGTGAACAGGATAGTAAGCACCATAAGTGGATTGGTCGTTGCACTTCTTGGAAGGGCTTCGACCTTATGTTCAAATGGCATAATGAATACTTGAAGCCGAATCAGTATCTTACTACGTTTGAAGGTATTGAGAAGTCTCCTGCGTTCTTAGGGTTTAAAGAACTCAGCGAATTTCATAACGAGATTGGTGTAGATGCAAAAGACGCGAGTTGGTCAGGTCGTTATGGCGATCATGCTTCGGTCTATGGTCCATACATCAACGACGAACTTCTTCATCGTATGTCACAGGTTGGCTTTGGTTATCAACTCTCGATCCTCAAGCCAAAGTTTATTGAGAAGTCGATTGAATACACTCACTGCGAAGTAGCGTCAGTTGGAACTATTCCAGTGTTCCGTAAAGAGTATGGCGATGTATGTATTCATCGTGTAACAGGTGATCCTCTTTCAAAGTCTAAAGATAATTTCACTATTTGGCTCTCGAAAGAAGAGGCAGACATGGAAGATTCGATAAATAGTATTAAGAGACTTGCCGATCCAGTCCTACGGAATGAATGGCGAGAAGGTGCATATGCTTTCTATAAAGCTCACCAAGACTCTGAGTACGTATTTGAAGATCTTATGAAACAAGTGAAGGATAACTTATGACTTTTACGCACGCCTCTATCGTCCCTCTCATTGGTGGTGAAACAATTGGAGCTGAGCGAGCGTTTGGTCGCCGCCCAGAATACATGATGTCATATGAAGCATTTGCTGCAAATGATAGCCACATTGTAAATCACTACAAGGGAGACGTTCCATACTACGTACTAGATAAAGGCGGCAAACCACATATGAACGTAGACGTAGTCTCGTCAGTGTGTCCTTGTGCTGGTCTAAGTCAATTGTCACATGGCTTTGGTGACCACAACGAAAACAACAAGTGGATGCGTATCACTACTGAGTACGTTCTTGGTGATCTGAAGCCCAAGGTTCTATGGGGCGAAAATGCTCCTGGCTTTGCGGGTAAGATCGGTGAAAACGTTCGTAATGAATTGAAAGAAATTGGTAAAAAGAATGGATACACGATGTCAGTGTATCGTACAAAGACTCTTTTACATGGTGGACCTCAGATTCGTGAACGTTCTTTCTACTTCTTTTGGCGCGGTGGTAAAACTCCTCTTCTTCATTACTATAGTCGGCCACACACTCGTATTGAAGATTTATTGCTGGGTATTAAGTCAAACTACCAGATGGAACCTATCAATAAGAAGACACCATCAAAAGACGATCTGTACTACAGGTTTATCCTTGAAGAGGTCCATGGTGGAATCAATCACCGCGAATTTTCTGACATCGTCGAGCCCCAGAAAGTGCGAAACAGCGATGTCTTTTCGTACATCGAACGCATGGGTTATAACTACTTGCAAGTTGGCGAGTGGATGGGCAAGCATGGATACGAGAAAGAAGTCGAGAAGTGTAACTACCGCCATGATAAGCTAGGGCGTGGCGAGAACATCATGCGGCGCGGTACTATCATCCCTAAGGACTACATTGGTGCATTCGTTGGGCACTATCCTACGATGTTGACTCACCCCCATGAAGACCGCTACATCACGTACCGTGAAGCTATGACAATTATGGGTCTACCCGAAGACTTTGAACTTGTTAACGCTGGGACTAAAAATGCTAACCATATCTGTCAGAATGTTCCAGTGCAAACTGCAACTGATATGGCTACTGAAGTTGTAGAATACTTAAAAGGCAACCGTATTATGGTTGACACAGACTACCTTATGCAGTATAATCATACAAACAAAGCTGAATATACTGAACGTAGTAACACACTGGAGAATTTCTTTTGAAGCAACATTTTATTTTTGATTTTGAAACTTTGGGGCAAGATGTATTTCAAATTCCAATTTTAGATTGTTCATATGTAGTATTTGATTGGGATCGGTTCACTAGCGATAATCCATACACGCTTGAAGAATTAGTAGCTAATACTCAGAAAGACAAGCTTGACATTACAAGTCAAGTAAAAGAATTTGGTGCAAAATACAATCAGCGCGATTTAGACTGGTGGTTGTCACAATCAGACGCCGCAAAAAAGGTTTTGAAGCCAAGAAGTAAAGACGTGCGCGTTGAAAAATTTATTGAGAACTTTATTGGCTATTTGAGCTTTATGAGTAACAACGCTAAAATTGAGTACTGGTGGAGTCGAGCAAATACTTTCGATCCAATCATTCTTCAACGTTGGGCAAAGGTGGTAGGTCGACAAAATGAAATCGATGAACTATTGAAGTTCTGGTCGGTTCGTGATACTCGGACGTTTATTGACGCAAAACTCAATTTTCCAAAGAAGAACGGATTTGTTCCACTCGCTGACGAAGAGTATTGGAACAAAACGTTTATACATCACGACAGCCGATTTGATGTTGCTGCTGATATTCTTCGACTGCAGACTATTACAAGACTTGAAAATGATATGGAGCAAACTTCGAGATGACAACTGATAAATATAACGCTACAGAAACTGGTGCTGTACGTGAAAGTTTAGGCGCAACATACACACGACACATCCCGCTTGAAGCAATCGCTGCAGCTGCGGTATCATTTGAATACGGCGCTAAAAAATACGCTGATCGTAATTGGGAAAAGGGTTTGCCTTGGCAGCAAATGATCGATAGCCTTAAGCGACACGTAGAAGACTTTGAAAGACGCCGTGATTATGACGATGGCGAAGATGGATCTGATTTGCACCAAGTGTGTATGATCATGGCATCTGCAATGATGTTAACAGCTTCTGTTATTCGTGAAATTGGTACTGATGATCGTATCATCGCTGTTGACGATAAAGCATACACCGCAAAAGAATGTACTAAATGGATTCAACATCAACTTGAAAATGCAAGACAAGTGAAAGGTAAATAATGGAAATTAAGATCAAAATCGAGGATCTTCAGAAGAAAAAGCTATTTGTAGCTACGCCAATGTACGGCGGTCAATGCACAGGTATGTATACTAAATCAACAAATGATCTAGCAATGGCTTGTGCTAAGTATGGAATTGAAGTACGATTCTATTACTTGTTTAATGAGTCGCTTATTACTCGCGCTAGAAATTACTGCGTTGACGAGTTTCTACGTTCTGATTGCACACATCTTATGTTTATTGACTCTGACATTGGATTCAATTTTAAAGATGTGTTTACGCTATTGCATCTGTGTGAGCCTGAAACTGGATACGACATTGTTACCGGCCCATATCCAAAAAAGACTATTTCGTGGGAAAAGGTTAAGTCAGCAGTTGATCAAGGCTATGGTGCAACAAACCCGTTCGAGCTTGAAAACTTTGTAGGTGACTATGTCTTTAACCCAGCCGAAGGCATCGAGTCATTTCGAATTGACGAACCAGTGAAAGTTCGAGAAGCAGGCACTGGCTTTATGATAATCCATCGTAACACTTTCGAGAAGTATGCAAAGGCTTATCCAGAATTGTCTTATCTGCCAGATCATGCTCGTACAGAACATTTTGATGGTACTCGAGAAATTACTGCGTACTTTGATTGTATCATCGATCCAAAGACAAAGCGTTATCTTTCCGAAGATTATATGTTCTGTCACAACTCCACCAACATTGGTCTGAATGTTTACATGTGCCCATGGATTGAACTGAAGCATGTTGGCTCTTATGTGTTTGGTGGATCAATGTCAGCGATGGCTGCTATCTCAGCATCGCCTACTGCAAGTGCAGCATCAAATCAAAAAAATTATTTGACACCTGATGAAAATGGTGTTAATATGGTAAAACCAAACCGTCAACAACGACGTGCAGCATTCAAACCAAAGGGTAAATGAGTATGAAATTTAGTAACGAAACTATTAGCGTTTTGAAAAACTTCTCGCAAGTTAACCCAGGCATCGTATTTAAGCCTGGGTCTACAATCAAAACCATGCATCCGCAAAAAACTATTATGGCGTCAGCAACAGTAAGTGAAAACTTTGAAGGTGTTGCACGAGTTTATGATCTATCGCGATTCCTAGCAACTCTTTCGTTGTTTAATGATCCAGACGTAGAATTCACTGCAGACAAATTTATTATCTCTGCTGGCAAAAGCCGTGTATCATATACATACGCTGCTGAAGCGATGGTTGCTACTCCATCAGATCAGACAATCACCTTCCCAGAACCAGAAGCCGTAGTAACAATCAAGTGGAAAGAACTTGACTCAGTTGTTCGCGCTGCAGGTGTTCTCAACCTTTCTGATATTGCATTCACGAGTGATGGGTCTTCGATTACTCTTTCTGCAGTTGACTCGAAGAACCCTACTGCTGACGCATATGATTTTGTCGTATCTGACAACGTATCGATTCCAAAATTCAGAATGATCATCAAGGCTGAAAATCTCAAATTGATGCCTAACGACTATGTCGTATCACTTTCAACCCGTGGCCTTGCGCACTTTAAAAGTGACAAGGTCGAATATTACATCGCCCTCTCAGCTACTTAAGAATAGGATATACAATGGAACTTACAGTTAATGACATCGCTGCAGCTCTAAAAATTATTGACGTTGTCGCAACCCGTGGCGCGTTCTCTGGGAAAGAACTTTCTCAGGTCGGCGCGCTAAGAGATCGCTTTGCAAAGTTTGTAGAAGAGTATCAAGAATCTGCAAAGGAATCTGCAGAAGCAGAATCAACAGTTGACAAAGAAGAAGCTGTTGTATAAGATGGTTACTCGGGTACAGGGAATGATCTCTGTACCCACTTTTATTATGAATAGGTGAAACATGGAAGAATATTTGTGGTCGCAAAAATACCGGCCTCATACTGTGCAAGACACTATCTTGCCAAAAGACATGAAAGACACTTTTCAAAAGTTTGTCGATGATAAGAACGTACCAAACCTATTGCTCTCGGGTAGTGCAGGTGTTGGTAAAACTACTATCGCTCGAGCTATGCTTGACGAACTTGGTGCTGATTACATTGTGATTAACGGTTCGATGAATGGTAACATCGATACGCTTCGAGTCGACATCGCAAACTTTGCTTCGACAGTTTCCTTCTCAGGTGGACGTAAATACGTTATTCTTGATGAAGCAGATTATCTAAACGCCAACTCAACACAACCTGCACTACGTAATTTTATGGAAGAGTTCTCGAAGAATTGCGGATTCATCCTTACGTGTAATCTCGTGAATCGAATCATTCCACCATTGCAATCACGTTGTTCGTGCATCAACTTTAACATTAGTGTTACAGACCGCCCAAAACTTGCCTCGCAGTTCTTTAAGCGTGTATGCAATATCCTCGAGTCTGAGAAAATTGAATATGATCAAAAGGCAGTTGCTGAATTGATCAATACATACTTTCCTGACTGGCGTCGTGTTCTTAACGAGCTTCAGCGTTATGCTGCAACCGGTAAGATTGATGCGGGTATCCTAAGTAATAAGGGATCTGCTTCGATCGAAGAATTGATTAAACTACTTAAGGCTAAAAAGTTTACTGATGTTCGCAAATGGGTTGGTGAAAATTCTGACATTGATTCAGCAATGCTTTATCGTGGTCTCTATGATATTCTTCCAACTAAGCTCGTGAGCACGTCGTCTGTTGCTGACTCAATTATCATCTTAGCTGAATACGAGTACAAAGAAGCGTTTGTTGCAAATCCAGAAATTAACCGCATGGCTGCATTGGTAACATTGATGGCCGAACTAAACGATTGGAAATAATATGGCTTGGTTAGACATTTTCAAAAGAAAAACTAAAAAGTTTGAATGCTTTGCTTGCACAGGAGAATACTTACGTGAAGATTGTGTAGAAATTGCATATCGTTATGGATCAGGCAAAGGTACTATCGGTAAAGCATATTTGTGTAAACACTGTGAAAAGAAATACGGCATGAAAGACGAGGATGAAGACTATGTCGAATCCATTTGATTACGTTAATGCTATCCTTGTTGACAAGAAAAGTATGATGCGAGGCACTGAAAACGATGCCTTAGCTGAGTCTGGTTATAATCCATGGCTCACCAATACTGCCTTATCATATCACGAGGACACTATCTTAATTGCCAACCTCGTTAATATGAACCACCATTTGCCAAAGCGCGCACAATTCGACATTCTTATAAATACTGTTAGATCAAAGAAACGACAGTTTCGTAAGTGGGTTAAGACTTTAGCCGATGAAGATTTGGATATTGTGTGTGAAACATATAACTGTAACAAAACAGTTGGCGCAGAGTACTTATCTTTATTGACCGAAGATCAAATTGAATCGTTGAAAAAACAACGGCATAAAGGTGGTACAAAGTGACGAATATAATTGACAGTTTGGTAGAGGTGGAATTACCATCACCAGATTCTTTTTTAAAGGTGAAAGAAACACTAACTCGTATTGGTGTCGCCTCTAAAAAGGATAAGATTCTGTACCAATCATGTCATATTTTGCACAAGCAAGGCAAGTATTATATCCTTCATTTTAAAGAACTTTTCATTCTCGATAATAAGGCTGAGTCGCTATCTGAAGAAGACCAGTCGAGAAGAAACACTATTGTGAATCTTCTCGAAGAATGGGGCCTTGTAAAGATTGTAAATAAGAAATCTATTCAAGATCCAGTCGCACCATTGTCACAGATTAAAGTGTTACCCTTTAAGGAAAAAGACGAATGGTCTCTCGTAGCAAAATATGCTATTGGAAAAAAGAAATAGTTGACATAAACGGCAATATGTGTTATAAATAAAATGGGATGCCATAATGGGTCCCTTTTTTATTAATTGCTGTTTTAGGAGGCAACACATGTACGGTCAATATGACGCTTTTACCATTGGTTTCGATAAAATCTTTGATCGCTTTAAAGATTTGCAAGCACAAGCCGATAAGGTAATTACTTATCCACCATACAACATTATGAAAACTGGTGAAAACACCTTTGTTATAGAATTAGCCCTTGCTGGTTTTTCTAAACAGAACGTGGAAATTGTGCTTGAAGAAAACGTACTAAAAATCACAGGTAAGATCGATAAGACAGATCCAAGCGATGAGAAGAGCTACATCTTTAAGGGAATCGCAAATCGTGGTTTCACGCGTAGTTTTACACTTGCAGATACTGTTGAGATCAATAACGCTGAGATGGTGAACGGAATGCTTCGCATTTTCCTTGAATCTATCGTTCAGCAAAAGAAAACAAAGACAATCGACATTTCAGACAAGCCATCTGAGCCAGTTCAGCGCCAAAATCCTGCGCCAGAACCTGAGCAAAAATTAGACTATGGCTATCTGACTGAATAATCTACATTGCTAATCGAATAATTTAGAGGGCTTCGGTCCTCTAAATTGTTGACATCTATACACATTTGGTGTATAGTAAATTAATTATGTACTAAGGGGTTTACATGGGCGGATTTTATACTTCAGTGCACCGTATGGGTGGTAGTATCTTGTATCGTGGTTATAATGAAAATGGGGCGAGAATTCATGAAAGGGTAAAATTTGCACCGACATATTATGTAAAGCCTAAAGATGGTGGTTGGTCTGGTAAATGGACTACACTCGATGGCACTCAAGTTGAGCCACTTAAGTTTAATTCAATCAACGACGCAAAAGAGTTCTTTGATACATACAAAGACGTTGATAACTTTAAAGTGTTCGGAAATTCAAACTACGTCGCGCAGTTTATCAATGATAAGTTTCCAGGTGATATTAAGGCAAACCTGAATCATATCGCAGTTGGCAATATCGACATCGAAGTTAAATCAGACGAAGGCTTCCCGTTCCCAGAGCAAGCTAAATATCCTGTAACAGCCATTACAATGAAAAACAGTAAGAGCTCAGTCTATCGTGTTTGGGGACTCAAAGACTACGACACGAAAAAGGCTCACGGCATTCCCGAAGGATGCTTGGTGCAATACACAAAATGTTCAGATGAAGCAGAACTTCTTATGAAGTTTCTAACATACTGGGAAGAACATTATCCTGACGTAATCACTGGTTGGAACATGCGCCTTTTCGACATTCCATATCTCGTGAATCGCATCACTCGACTTATCGGTGAAGAGTGGGCAAAGAAGCTATCGCCATGGGGTATTGTTAACTATCGTCAGATCAATGTGAAAGGCAAATCACTTGATGCTTATGAAATTTATGGCGTGCAGCAACTCGATTACATCGATCTGTTCCAAAAGTTTGGATATGTTTATGGCACTCAAGAATCGTATGCACTCGATCACATCTCTCACGTTATCCTAGGTGAACGGAAGCTATCATACGAAGAACATGGCTCACTCCATGCGTTGTATGAAAATGATCACCAAAAGTTTATTGACTATAACATTCGTGACGTTGTACTCGTTGATAAACTTGAGCAACAAACAGGGCTGCTTTCTCTTGCATTGATTATCGCATATAAAGGTGGTGTTAACTATCCTGATACACTAGGCACAACAACTATTTGGGATTCAATCATCTATCGATACCTAAGCAACAAGAACATTGCGATTCCACCATCAATCGATAAGCATCGTCCAGAATTTCCAGGTGGTTACGTTAAAGATCCAATCGTAGGCCGACACGAGTGGGTTGTATCATTTGACTTGAACTCTCTGTATCCAATGACAATTGTTCAATACAATATGTCACCCGAAACAATCGTTGAAGGTGCACACTATGGTATGCCATGTGACGTTGACTTCTATCTTAAAGGCGTTGAACTACCAAAAGAAATTCGTGATATGAATGTTGCAGTTGCTGCAAATGGTGTTATGTTTCGCAAAGATAAGCAAGGCTTTCTTCCAGAGATTATTGAAAGCTATTACGCCGAACGTAAGATTACGAAAAAGAAAATGCTTGGTGTGAAACAAGAGTATGAA